AGAAATCTCAAACTTCTCGTCGAAAGTCTTGAATCAGAAATCTTTTCTGATGTAGATAGTTACCTTCCAGACAAATCAGAAAACTTTGATGATGAAGTATCTGGACTTCCAATGGATACTTCTGAAAACTTTGATGAAATGTATGACGATTGGGAATATGATTGGTCTGATACTCAACTAACATATAGAGATACAAATGACGATGATGGTGACGGACTATGAGTAAAGAATACAAAAAAATATTAGATTATATTAAACATGCCTTGGCACATCCTCACCTTTATGAAGAAAGTGAGTTAGAATATCTTCGTAAAACGAAGAAAGAAATGAAATCACAAATGAAGTACAACAAGATTTTTGGAGAATGACTGTAAGACTGATTCAAGCAACACCTAATCCTGAAGAGAACATGGCATACGTTGCCCGTGTCTCTAATCCTAATAATCAGGAAAATCCTAACTATGCAGGATTGCTAAGATATTGTATTAAGCACAACCACTGGAGTGTGTTTGAGCAAGCATATATGACTCTTGAGATCGAAACCAATCGTGGAATCGCAGCTCAAATACTGCGCCACCGTTCATTTACATTTCAAGAATTTTCACAACGTTATGCTGATTCTTCCCTACTCTCGGAGACGATCCCTCTACCTGAACTACGGCGTCAAGACACCAAGAATCGTCAGAATTCTATTGATGATGTTGACCCGTTTGTCAAGCAAGAACTTGAAATTGCGATAAAAAATCATTTTGATTCTGCAATGGACATCTATAAGCATATGCTTGAAATGGGAATTGCAAAGGAATGTGCTCGTTTTGTGCTTCCCCTTGCAACACCTACAAGAATCTATATGACCGGTTCATGTCGCTCATGGATCCATTATATCCAGTTGCGTTCTGCTAATGGAACACAGAAGGAGCATATGGATGTTGCACTTGCTTGTAGAGATATTTTCTGTGAACAATATCCTACGGTTGCAGAGGCACTTGAATGGACTAAATAATTTTATACAATATTTTTCAATATGGCTACATATCCTGTCTATAATAAGACTACTGGTGAGACAAAAGAAGTGAAAATGAGTATTCACGACTGGGAACAGTGGTGTATAGACAATCCTGACTGGAGTCGGGATTGGTCAGATCCTTCTACCGCACCGATGGCAACAGACGTTGGTGAGTGGAGGGATAAGCTTGTTGCAAAAAATCCTGGATGGAACGATGTTCTTGGAAAAGTATCTAACATTCGGGGGTCCAAAGTACAAAAATTCGGAAGCTAATCTATGCCAAGAAGCAGAAAAGGATCAAACAATTCTCCAATTGGAGTCGGAATGACTGCCAAACAAATGAGACGCAAAAAACCCATCAATGCAGATTTGATGATTGACATTAACCCTTTGACGGAAAATCAGGAGAAATTTTTTGATTCTTACAGCAAAGGACAAAACTTATTTGCATATGGATGTGCTGGTACAGGAAAAACTTTCATTGCCTTATACCTAGCACTCAAAGAAGTTCTAGATGAGAACTCTCAATTTGACAAAATTTATATCGTAAGATCTCTTGTTTCAACTAGAGAGATTGGATTCCTCCCCGGAGATCATGAAGACAAGGCAGCACTTTATCAAATTCCATATAAGAATATGGTAAAGTATATGTTTGAGATGCCTACAGATTCTGATTTTGAAATGCTTTATGGTAATCTTAAAACACAAGAAACCATCAGTTTCTGGTCAACATCATTCATTCGTGGTACTACATTAGATAATGCCATTGTAATTATTGATGAATGTCAAAACTTGAATTTTCACGAACTTGATAGTATAATTACAAGGATCGGTGAAAATTCTAAGATTATTTTCTGTGGTGATGCCACACAAACCGACCTAACCAAAACCTATGAAAAGAATGGTATTCTTGATTTCAAGAAAATCCTTCATTCAATGAACGAATTTGATATTGTTGAATTTGGTCTTGATGATATTGTACGTTCTGGTCTAGTTAAATCTTATCTCATTGCAAAAAGTCAATTACAATTATAATGTTTGAACACGTTGAACTAGATCTCAGTCCTCTTGAAAGAGAGACCATTGATGGGGTTCGTTATTATAAAATACCAGATAATCATAGTCTCCTCAAACTAGTTTCTATTACTTCAGTAATTAGTCACTACAATAAGGAGACTTTTGCTAAGTGGAGAAAAAAAGTTGGTGATGATAAAGCCAATGAAATCACCAGGAAAGCAACTAGTAGGGGCACTGACTTTCATACCCTTACAGAGCATCTTCTTAATAATGATGAACTTCCAACGGGATCAGTTCAACCACTTTCTGAATTTTTGTATCTCATCGCAAAAGATGAACTAAAGAATATCAATAAGATTTATGGTCTAGAAAAAGCACTTTATAGTAAAGAGTTGGGAATTGCAGGAACTGTAGATTGTATTGCAGAATATAAGAATGAGTTAGCAATCATTGACTTTAAGACAAGTAAAAAACCCAAACCTAGAGAGTGGGTTGAAGGTTATTTTGTACAATGTGCAGCATACGCTTGCATGTTATATGAGATGACTGGTATAATTGTAAAGAAATTCGTCATCATTATGGCTTGTGAAGACGGAGACTGTGTTGTCTATGAAGAATATGATAAAGCAACATACATCAAAAAATTGTCCCAATACATTACTAAATTTGTAAATGATAAACTTAATTACTATGAAAAAAACGTTTGAAGAACTATCAGAGCAGAAGTTTATATCTCCAGCAAAATTTTGTGAAGAGATTGAAAACATTGTAAAAAGAAATCCAGAGTTCAATTATATTGAAGCAATTATTTCTTTCTGCGAAGAAAAAGAAATAGAGATTGATACTATTTCTAAACTAATCACAAAACCTCTGAAAGAAAAAATCAAGAGGGATGCGATTGAACTAAATTACATGAAGAAAACATCAAGAGCAAAATTGCCTTTATGAAAGTGACTCCCTTTGAAGTTTACCAAACATATTTGTCATTCAAAAATCATTTTACCAAAGAGAAGTATGATTACTTCAAATACTCTGGTAAAACCAATGCATCTATCACTTCATTCAACAAACGTCGTGATAGATATTTCTTTGAAAAGATGTCACGACAAAAAAGTGACATTGAAATAAAAGAATACTTTCTTTCAAATTTCATTACTGAAGATCCATCTAAAATTTGGATCAAAGAAATTATTCAAAATGGGGAAGTAAGGTATACTGATTGGAAAAAGAAAAGTCAATCACTGTCATATCTTTTTGCTGAAGAGATAACATCAGTTTTTGAAAACAAAAAATTTGATGATATGTTTTCAACTAAAAAGGGACATCCTGTAGTATTCAAAAAATACTTGGGTGGAGAATTATCTATTGAAACAATGGTAATTCTCAATAAAATACTTGGGTTTAGAAAACATTTTGATTCCAAACTTACTGATCCGGTGTGGTTATCCGTAAGTTTAATTCTAAGGAAGTATGAACCCTTTCTAAATATAGACGTTAGTAAATTTAAACTGATTTTGAAGGAGATTATTACCAAATGACACTTGATAACGCAACTGTTCTAAAAACTCTTACAGAACAAAGATCTGTTGCTCGGCAACAATTTCAAGAAATGAGTGGACAGATTCAAGATTTACAAGCACAAATTCTAAAACTTGATGGTGCTATTGATGTTCTTACACAAATTGAAGAAACTAACAATCCAAAAAATGAAGAACCCGAAGTAGAACCAGAAGAACCAACAACAGATGAGTGATTTTTTCGATTCCGAAATAGTTCAGGAAGAAGTAAAAAGTGTGATGAAGATGCAGGAAGACTTGTATAAAGCTCTTCCTGGATTCTATATGATGGATAAAGATGAAAAGATTAATATCATTGCAATGCTTGAAAAACTTTTAGAAAAGCAGCAAATACTTTATACTAGACTATCCTTATCTCAAGATCCTCAAGCTATTGAATTGAAGAAAGACTTCGATAAACAAAAAGTTATGCTAGGAATCCCTGAAGATGTCTCTGCCTTCCAAGTTTTCGATCAGATGAAACAAATGATTGATACTTATATGGATAATATCGATAGAGAATGACAGGGATAGCAACCCCTCTAAAAGTTCTGTTTACCCTACCAGGAAAAACAGATGGCAAACTCACCAGTCGATAAAAGCAAAGAATTTATTAAATCGGGGATGACCCTGATCACTGACCAAGCATCAGATCGACACTTGAAACGAGTCAAGAAAAAAACCAAATAAATATGAGGACGGTGCTGAAAAACTCTTGACAGTGCCGTCCTTTTTCGTTATACTATCCAAGTAATCCAATTCACACAGGCCAAATCCAAATGTCTTTTTCCGATCTAAAGAAACAATCCAAACTCGGTTCCCTCACCCAGAAACTGGTGAAGGAAGTCGAAAAACTAAACAGCAATCCTAACTCTGATGACCGTCTCTGGAAACCTCAAGTAGACAAGTCCGGTAATGGTTACTCTGTTATTCGTTTCCTCCCTGCCGTCGAAGGTGAAGAACTTCCTTGGGCAAAGGTATACAACCATGCCTTCCAAGGTTCCGGTGGTTGGTTGATTGAAAACTGCCTCACTTCTGTCGGTGGTAAGTGTCCCGTTTGTGAGTCCAACAGTGAACTGTGGAACTCTGGTACTGATGCAAACAAAGAACTTGCTCGTACTCGTAAACGTAAACTCTCCTACTATGCAAACATCTATGTCGTAAAGGATCCTGCCAATCCTGAGAACGAGGGTCGTGTATTCCTCTACAAGTTTGGTAAGAAGATCTTTGACAAGATCATGGGTGCTATGCAACCTGAGTTTGAAGATGAAACTCCCATCAACCCTTTTGACTTCTGGGAAGGTGCTGACTTCAAACTGAAGATCAAGAAAGTTGCAGGTTACTGGAACTATGATTCTTCTGAGTTTGCACGTCAGGCACCTTTGTTGGACGACGACGATGCTATGGAAGCAATCTGGAAAAAGCAGTATGCTCTTGCACCTTTCCTTGATGCAGGTGAGTTCAAGACCTACGAGGAACTGAAGACTCGTCTAGACTATGTTCTTGGTAACAAGGGCACTCCCCGTTTCCAAGATCAGGAAACTGTTGAGGAAGAAGAGCAGTTCCGTCGTGAGAACCGTGGAGAGGCAGAACCTATGCCACAGTCCATGCGTGATGAACTAAACTCTCTCAGTGATGGTCGAGACTTTAACAGTCCTGACATTACTTCTAGTTCTGACGATGAGGATGACACTCTGAGTTACTTCCAACGATTGGCAGAAAGCTGATGGAAACAGTTCTAATTGCACTATGCCTTTTCGGTATAGTGCTTTTTTTTACCTGGGGTCTGGGAAACGATTCAGGAAATTAATCTACTTGCACTCTTAGTATTTTTATCAATATATTGATTTGATTGTCTATTGTATGTAATAACTTCATCAAAACTTAAAAGAAGTTTATCAATATATTGTTTTCTCAATAAGAATATTTTTCTCTTATCGTTATTTTTCTTTGTTTCTATATCCAAGAAACTCACAGGTTTTACTGGAGACAAAGTAACTCCTGATTCTGGATGCTTAAAAGTAAATCCAGAATCAACCTTAAGTCCTGCCTTTAGAAGCAATCTTTTCTTAGAATCTCTAACTTCGGTTGTTTCGTAATGTGCAATGGAACTATAATTTGTATCAATATATTTTTCATTGATGTGCTTATAAAATTCTGAGTCTGACATTGGCCATTCATTATAAACATCAATGATATTGTTCGTTGTTAAAATAACCCAATCAAGTCTTGCATTGCCGTAAACTTTTTCTGCAACATTATCAGGTCTATCATTTCCAGAAATATTATATAGTGTATATGAATTGACATTTTGAAATACATCTTCACTCAGAAAAACTCTGATGAAAAAGTTTTTGACTTTATCCTCATCAAACAATCGATTTGATTTTGGATTTAATGAAGGATAAAGTATATTTGGTAATGACTTTAGGTAAAAATCTGAATCTACTGACATTTTAGAATCCTATTTCGTCGGGGTTATCTAGTGCTGGTAATGATAGATGCTCTGGTGGTTCCTCATAATCATCATAGAATAGGGGTGTCAATTCAGTAAATCCTAATGCTAGAGTTACACTAATTGGTTGTGAGTCTGCTGCATATGATGCATATGCACCCTCACTATATGTAACTCCAACAGATTGACATGCACATATCTTAAACTTATTTAATCCTTTAATATATTCACTGCCTCTTCGGTATGATAATCTAAAAACATTTGGAGTTTTGAGGAATAATGAACTGCCACCCTCACCTGTAATTGATTTTTTAGGAGCAGAACCCTGCTTAAAGAATCGAATAATTTTTCTAATTTCTGCAGACTCTGTACTATTTCTTGGAACTAGTTTAAATGCAAACGAGAATGTTCTTAAAGTTTGACCACTGAATAGTAATTCTAAGTTTTTATTTGTAATTCTTCCAGAAGATCTAGTAAGAATTTCTTCAGCAGAAATTGAACCACCAAGAGTACCTACTGCACTAGAAATCAATTCTCTTCTAAGAATATCACCTGCAACAGGATCTCTAAGAACAGTTGCTAATTCACCAGCACCACCTTTTACACTTTCAAGTAATGAATTGGCTCCAGCACCAAGTCCACCCATAAGTCCACCCGCATCCATTGCTGAATTGACTGCATTTCCTACAGCATTTGCAACTCCCATTGATGCGGCAACTAATGCAGCATCTTTAGGTCCAATAGCACTTTGATTCCAATTTACTGTATTGGTGTCTGAAATTCCTCCAGGAATTGGAAGCTTTACTGTTCCTCTTAGAACTTCAATGGGTGATACTCTCTGAACACCTTGAAAGGTTTCTGAAAATGATTGACTGAATAATGCTGATGTTGGGGGTTTGTATTCAAATTGTTCTATGAATAAATGATCCTGTTCATTCTGAGAATATCTTGCATCAAGGGGATAAATTAAATTTCCAAAATCTCTTGATTGTGTTGATTCTGAGACTGTTAGTGGTGCAACCGAAGGAGCATTTGCGGTGGTGGTAGTTGCTGATCCAACTGAAGTGTCAGTATTATCTGAACTTGTCTGCTGACTACCTAAGAAACTAGTTGCAAGAGTAGTATCAGAAAAACTTAAACTTGTTGGAGTAATATCATTAGGATCTAAAAAAGGAACACTTTGCTGAGATGTTAAAGTTTCTTCTAGTAAAGATTGATTCCCACTCCAATCAAAATCTGAAGCAGACGTATATAAATTAGTATCAACATTATAAACTGCCAGAAGGGCATTACTTTGATCAGCATCTAGCACCGCTGCCTGTCCATTATATGCTGTTGTAAATATTGGTGTTGACATTCGGTTAGTTTCTCCAGACTTTCCTGCTTAAGATAGTATCTCCACTTGCATCTATGAATTGTTCAACTGGCAAAACTGAAACTCCAGCATAATTGTCGGGAGTAACTCTGTTGAATGACGATTGTATTTGACTGAACAAGTATCTATGTATGGTCCTGTTTGGCACAACTATGCCGTCTCCACTATTTATCAGGGAGGTTGCATATCCTCCACGAATAGTTGGTGATAAGTAATGAAGATTTGCACCAAGGAAATAATCTGCTCCAGTTTCTACAACATAAACTAGTGGATACAAATCATAGTAATCATATTTTTCTGGAAATTTAGCAGAATATGAGAAGAAATACATTTCTCCTGGTTCTACTCCACCACGTTCTTCGGATTCATCATCAGGAGTGTCATCATCTTCACGGTATGTAGAATTTAGATACTGAATAAGTTTACTTCTGTACCACTCTTTACTTCTTCTTTTTCCAGCAGCATCTTTTTGTATCTGGTCAAAGACAGGTCCAGACACACTATCAGTAAATCCTTGTGTCATATTCCTAGTTCCTTCTCAGTAAGTATTTTGAAGTCCCATAGACGATCTTCGCAGAAATCTTGTGCTGCTTTCCACTTTGCCTGATTGACACCATAAGTTACAACCTCATTCATCCAAGTTTTTGTTTTTCTCTTAGGTTTCATGTTTGGTTGTTTTGTTTGTCGGAGAGGTTTAATTTCAACTAGACTCTTTTGGATAGAACCATCTCTCTTCTTATATTTAATATAAAAGTCTGGAAAATATCTATGAATACGATTATCTTTTGGTGAACGATATGGAATCCATACTTCTTCACTACCCCACTCTAAGATATTTTCATTCTTATCACAATAATTCATAAACTTAAGTTCCCAAAGAGATCTGTAAATGATATTTGTTGGATCTCCTTTGTACTTTAAATAATTTGATGGTCTAAATTTCCCCGAATAACTCATACATAGTATATTAGACTTATTTCAAGTTATTTAGATGTCGTCCATACCATTTTTAAATTATAATGTAACTGATGTCCTTACTCTTTTTGGGAGACCATCATTATCATCCTTTTATATGGTATTTTTGCCCGTAGGTCAAGTAGGATCTAATTTGGCAAATGCATTTAATGAAGCAGAATTATATAACAATGATGAAAATGCATATAGATTAGAAGAAAAGGTCTCTCTTCTTTGTTCAGATGCGACTTTACCTGCACCAACATTCAATACTATAGAAGTAAGTGGTGCAAGACAAGGAATCACTGAGAGATTTCCTACTCAAAAAATATATCCTGCGGTGGATTTTTCATTTATGGTAGATGCTGATCATTCAGTTCTTCGTTTATTTGAAACTTGGATGGGGTTTATCTCACCACTAGGAGGTGGAGAAGACGAAACTAATTCATTTGTGAAATTTAGATATCAAGATGACTATATCTTAGATTTCTATATTGTAAAATTTGAAAAAGATGAATCTTCTAGAACTGCAGAAGGTTTTGATCCAACAGAAACTCCTAGTGGTTCCCAGATTAGGCAATCAAAGAAAACAGTATATAAATTTAAGAGAGCATATCCTGCAAACGTAGCATCAATACCTGTATCGTATGATGGATCAACACTAATTAAATCAAGTGTTACGTTCAATTATGACCGTTTTTATATGTTTGATATTGCTGCTAATACTACACCAACCTTCATCCAAGAGTTCATTAATAACATAGTCAGTGGGGGCTAAATAGAATCACATAATGTTTATGATGCCATAAAATGCCTTTACCTTCTATTGCGACACCAACGCATGAATTGGAGTTACCCTCTACTGGTCAAACAATTGAATATAGACCATTCTTAGTTAAAGAAGAAAAAATTCTTGTACTTGCTCTAGAAAGTGGTAGTCAGAATCAGATTACCAAAGCAGTAAAAGATGTTCTAAAGAATTGCATCAAAACAAAGGGAGTAAAAGTAGACAAACTCCCTACTTTTGATATTGAGTATCTCTTCTTAAATGTTCGTGCAAAATCTGTCGGTGAAAGTGTTGAAATTCAAGTAACTTGTCCCGATGATGGACAAACTATGGTAACTGAAACAATCTTTTTAGATGATATTAAAGTTACCAAAGATCCAGATCACAATCCAGTTATCGACATTGGAAATGGATATTTCATTAAGATGAAGTATCCTTCACTAGATCAATTCATCGAGACTAATTTTGAAGTTGAAGGATCCACTACAGATCAAAATTTTAAAAAGTCTCTGACATTGATTGCTTCTTGTATTGATTCTGTTTATAGTGAGGATGAAGCATGGGATCCATCTGATTGTACCAAGAAAGAACTTACAGATTTTGTTGAGCAACTAAACTCATCACAGTTCAAAGAAATTGAGAAGTTTTTTGAAACTACTCCTAAATTGGCACATACACTTACAGTCGTAAATCCAATGACAAAGGTGCAGAGTGAAGTAACAATTGAGGGATTAGCAAGTTTTTTCGCATAGTTATAGGTCATATGGACCTAGAGAACTATTATCGAGTAAATTTTGCCTTGATACAGTTCCATAAATATTCATTGACAGAGCTTGAGAATATGATGCCTTGGGAGAGAGAAATTTACATTTCTATGCTCCACCAGCACCTTGAAGAAGAAAGACTAAAGCATCAGCAGAAGCATGGCATCACCTAAGATCGGACCTAATTTTTTTGGAAAAGTCAATTATGAAAACTATGTTAGTGAATTAGTCACTGAAGGAAAGATCGCCGGTAAAAGTTTAAGTGCCTCTGAGAGAAAAGAAGGATTTAAGAAGAAAGGTAATAAGATACAGTTTGAGAGTTTTGTAAAAAAAGTTCTTAAAAAAGATGCAAGATCAAGTTCACCATCTAGAACTTCTACTAGGTATCTAAGTGGTGGATCTGGAGGTGGAAATAGAAATAGATCTACATCTGGGTCTGGACGTAAATCTTCTACTTCTTTAACAAGAATAGTAAAGAATGCTCAAGAAAGAGCACCTGAAGGTTTAGATGATTTACTAAATGATATTCGTAGAGAATCTTCTACTACTCCTAAGATCAAAAGAGATGATAGGGCAGTAGAAAATTTAAAAGAATCAAATAAGAATCTATTAGAAACAAATAAGATTCTAATGGATTTAACTAAGTCTCTGAAAAAGGACTTAGTTGAAGATAAGAAGAGAGCATTTAAAGAAAAAGATAAACTTAGAAAAGAACAGAGAAAAGCAGCACTTGCATCTTCCGGTATTTCTCGTACAGGTAGTTCATCTGCAATGAGAAAACCTAGAGTTGGTGGTAGTGGATTGATGGATAATCCTTTGACGAAATTCTTAGGATTATCAGCACTTGCTGGATTAGTAGAATTTATTCCTAAGATTGTTGAATTTGTTGAAACTTTACCTGAAAGAATAAACAAATTCTTTACTGAGGATGTCCCTAACTTTTTTACTGAAAAGTTTGAAGAATTTAAAACCTTTGCGACTGGATTTTTTACTGACAGATTTAATGAAGCCAAACAATTCTTTGAAGACATTTATACCGGAATTGACGAATTTACGGGTGGTAGACTCACTGAGTTTATAGAGGGAATCAAAGGTCTTGGACCTATGATCGTTCAAAAATCACAAGAATTCTATAAGACAGTTGATGACTGGACAGGTGGTAGAATATCTGGTGCTTTTGATTGGATTGGAAAGAATGTGATTGATCCATTAGGTGCGTTTTTTAAAGAAAAGATAGATTTTGTTGGAACAAAGGCAGGAGAACTCTGGTCAAACTTTAGTAGTAGTTTCCTCAATTTCTTTGGAGATGTTAAATTTGAGTTGCCAGAATTTCCCGATTTGGGTATATCAGAATCTATAATTAAAGGACCAGATTTAACTCAAGACTTAGTTGCAGTTGGTGGCAAAACAGCAGCAAATATGGCCAGCATGTCCGATGCTAAAGGATTGGCAGTTGAAGGAATGGATGCAGCACAAATAGCAAATCAAATTCCAAATCTTAATGTCGGTGGAAAATCTGTTCAGTTAGGAACTGGATTATCACAGGGTGGAACAAGTGAAGATGTTCAAAAACAAATTAGTGGACTGAGAGAAGGTGGAGCAAAAGGTGTTCAGGTACTAGGAACTGGTGATGCTGAGAAGGATGCAGCATTGCAGCAAATCGTTGCTCAAAATCAAGATTTTGCTACATTCTTACCGGCAGTAATGTCTAATACTGGTGGAATAGATTATAAAGCAACTGCAGCTGCAGCTAAGCAACAGATACAGGATAGTCAGCAACCAACTTCAGGTACTGGACCTTATGCCGGAATTTTAGGATTACTTGAAAAATATGAAGCCGGTTCAGGTAAGTGGGAATCAATGTATCCGGGTACAAAACTTCCCGGTGCAACAAATATGACTATTGCTGAAGTTGCAAATAAAGCAACTGGTGCAGTTGGAATGTATCAAAATCTTCCAGAATATCTAAACCAAAGAGCAAAAGCAGTTGGATTAGACCCCAGTAAAGATAAGTATACTCCAGAGAATCAAATCAAAATTGCAGAATATCTAATTGGAAAGGGTCAAGCAAATGTTACACCACAAATGCTTAAAGATAATCCTAACGAGGCTATGTTGAGATTATCAAAAGTATGGGCAGCAATACCTGTTCCTTATGATACTCAAGGTCACACAAGAAAAGTCCGTAAAGGTGAGTCATATTATGCAGGAGTTGGAGACAACAAAGCTCACATTACTCCAGACATGATGTATAGTGCAATGAAGTATAGACCTACAAAATCTCAACAATTAGCAACAGGATCTCCATTTACGAGATCATTATTAACCACTCTCGATAATGTTGATGCTGGTGTAACTGATAATGCACCTGGAAGACAACCCGTTACAGCATCCACACCTCTGACTAGTCAAGGTAGTAATCCATATGGAATGACTGTTACTTCAGAAGCAATGAAGCAAAGATCATTAGCAATATCTTCTGGTATGCACATGGGTGTTGATATTGCTAATGGTAAAGAAGGAGCACCACTACAAGCATTCACTGATGGTGTTATTACTGGAAACGGAACTCCAGGAGCAGGATATGGAAATTGGGTGTCTTGGACAGACACTTCTGGAGTTGAACATTTTTATGCACATATGAGAGAGAAAGTTCCATTTAATGTTGGTGACAGAGTAAAAGCAGGAACCAAATTAGGTGAAGTTGGTAATACTGGAAATAGTTCTGGTCCTCACTTGCATTGGGAAACTTCTACAACTCCAGGTGATACTGGCAGACCAAAGGGATCAAAACTATCTAGATTTGACCCTCTATCAAGATACGGATTCACTGCACCTTTTGGTGGATCAACCAAACCACCTGAAAATGGTACAACTACACCAAAAACTTCACCAGCAAAAGTCACTCCAACACCAGCAAAAACTCCAGTAAGTTCTGTTTCAAAAACACCTTCAGGATCTACTGCAAATGTTAGTCTGGTAAACTTACCACCGAAGGTGATCAATAACCCTGCAGTTATTAGTGCTATGGGTGGTAGTGGTGAATCATCTACACCCATTGATGTAATTCCAAGAGTGTCTACCAGCACTGAAGAGGATATCTACAATATGCATACTAGATCCATCTTTAACATCGTAAGCTAATGATAAGTATTATCCGCAGAAAAATAAATGCTAAGACCTTGATGGGTCAGTCTAGTGCTCTGAAGTCAAACACAGAGTTTCTAAAGAAGAATGTTGGTAACTTAGCAAAGGTACTCAGAGAAAAGAATAAAATAAGACCCTCCTCTTTGATGGGTGTTGAAGAGAAGTCTGTAGTAGAACAAAAGAGAATTGGTCCTGGTGAATATGATAAGAAAGAAGGATTAAAATTTCCTGGACTTCCTCCCATACTTCCATTAGCAGGACTTGGTGCATTGGCAGGACTAGCAGCATTAGATCCTAAAATGCTACTGAAAAGACTTCTTAGAACATTATTAAAAAATACTTTTGGAAAATTACTGAAAAAACTTGGTAAGGTATTTAAAGGACTATTTGAGACTATTGGAAAAGTATTCAGGAAGATATTCAATGCAATCGTAGATAATGTAAAGAAGTTAAAAAATTTCATAAATGATAAATTTCTTAGACCATTAAGAGAAGCATTTGAAAGTGCTATTAATAGCAAATGGTTTAATCGATTAAGAACATTCTTTGATGATATTGGCACCTCAATAAAGAATTTTATTAAAAATTCTGCCGATAGATTTAGAACTTTTGCTGATGATATTTTTTCAAGAGTAAAAACATTTGCTAATGATGTTGTAGATCGTGGAGTTAGAGCATTCAGAAGTGTCCTTGATAATATTAGTGAAAAAATATTAAAACCATTAAAAGAATCCATGCTCGAATTTGTTCAGAGAGTGAACAGATTTGTCAAAAATCTTGGTGGTAATATTGTTGGAGAAGTTGGTGAAAAAGTTATTAAACCAATAAGTGAGAATGTTCTTGAACCAGTTTTAAAGAAATCTGTTGATACACTTGATAGTGTAATACCACCCATTAAAAATGTCCCTGTTGTAGGTCCAATTGTTGCAGAACCTTTAGAAGGTTTAAAAGCATTATTTAAAGATCCACTAGCAACTTTTCGTAATATCAGAGATTCTGGAATAGAAAAACTAAAATCTTTACAAAAATTTGGTGACGATGTAGGAAAGAAATTTAAAGAATCATTATTAACCCCACTTTTACAGGGTGCTCAAAAATTTGGACAGTCTGCTGCTGATATTGGAAAGGGTTTTGTAGATAAAGTTGGTCAAGCATATGATTTTACAAAAAGTTTAAAAATACCAAATTTAGCAGAAGAATTACCGAAGAAAACGGCAGAACTTGTTCAAAAAATATCAACTCCAATAAAAAATGCAGTTGTTCAACCCTTACTATCTGCATTCAATATTGGAAAAGGTGGAATTGGAGCAGTTGGAAATGCTTTAGGTGCTATTGGATCTGGAATAAAACCTGCAATAGATTTATTTAAAAATATAAAAGGAGGGATGGAAAACTTCCTAGGATTCATTGGAAAAATACCTGTATTAAAACAAGCAGTAGAAGGATTTAGAAAAGCAACTACAAGATTTGATAAATTGTTTATGTTGGGTGAAGCAGCAGTCTCTTATGGATTACAAGTTAAAGCAAAAAATGACGGTAAACCCGTGGATGCTGGTTTTCTAGGTCAACTTCAAGGACAAGAAATTGGTAATGCTATTTTAACTGCTGCTGGTGGATTCTTTGGATCTGCTGTTGGTTCTAGTATTGGTGCTGGTTTAGGTGCAGGTGTTTTATCTGGACCATTAGGATTCATAGGAACAGTTCTTGGTGGTATTATTGGTGAAGATTTCGGTAAGTTAGCTGCAAATCAAGTTGGTGAAATATTAAAGGCAAATAATATTCCTAATCGAGATCCTATATTATCTGATGCAACAAAAGAATATCCAATATTTGGAAAAGAGACTGCAGGTGATTTATCAATTATGAATTTCTTAGGATTGGGTGAAAAGGAAGAAGAACCTCAGGGTGGTATCTATGCATCTGGATTACCACCTAGAAACTTTGCTTTATTACAAACTGAAATGGATTACAACGTGAAGACTGAAGTTGTCGTTATGAAGAGCAAAGAGATAATTAATAATTCAGCAGTAGCAACCGCCGGATCTTCTGGTGGTGGAGGGGGATATGCATCTCCGATGATAATAAAAACTGGTGGATCTGCGTTAAATAATTATAAATCTAGAACCTTAGCACAACTCTCCTAATGATAGATCCAAATTCTTATAAGATAGAAAAATTTGAGGTAGGAGACTATGACATTAGAGAGTCAGTCTCTCAGTTAAAATATTATGAAAGTGTTTTATCACCTGCCATTACATTTGAAGCAGTTATTGCTGAAAATGATGGTATTTTGAGTGGTAATAGAGGTGGTGGTGGATTAAAAGGTGGTGAACTAGCTAAAATAAAAATTAATGGTCCTACAGGAGGACCTTCTCCACTAGAATTCAATAACTTGTATCTAAGAAAAATTTCTAGTGTCACACCAGATTCAAGAACTAATGTTTATATCTTAACTTTTACAACTGCTGGTGCATTGATTAATGAAACTAGCAGATGTTCAATGAAATACACTGGAAAAATATCTGATATTGTTTCATCAATTTTGAATTCAACAGTAGCAAGTGATTCTAGTATCGATACTGATATTGAAGCAACTGAAAATACATATTCATTTATTGGAAATGCAAGAAAACCTTTCCATACAATAACTTGGTTGGCAAAGAAAGCAATTCCAGAGCAAGGTGGTGGAATTACAAATACCCAAGGAACTGCTGGATTCTTTTTCTATGAAGATAGAGATGGTTATAAGTTTGTAAGTGTTGATTCTCTAATCAGTGGTGACTTTTCAGAAAATGCTGGTACACTTACATATGAACAGACTGACTCAAAAGAACCTACAGATGATGGTAGGTATAAAATACTAAGTTATAGTTACGATACCAACTTTGATTTATTGGAAAATTTGAGATTGGGAATGTTCTCAAACATAAACTATTTTTATAGTCCGTTTGATCAAACAACACAATGTTATCAATATAATTTAAAGGATAGTTATGCAGGACAAATCAAAACATTAGATCCAGCAGCAGACCCATATGCAGTTCCACTAGGTTTAGATGAGTCACCATCTAGAGTGATGGTTGCAATTTTAGATCAAGGAACACTTGAACCAACGGGAAAAATTGAACAATTAGAAACAGTCTCTCAAGATCAACCTAAATATCAAGCGCAGGCTGTTGTAAGGTATAACTTAATATTTTCACAGACTGTATCCATTACTGTTCCTTCAAATCTCACTCTAAAGATCGGTGATACAATTACTTGTAACTTTATCACTGCAGGAGCAAAACCGGATACTATACGAAGTGGAAAATATCTAGTTGCTGAACTATCACATCAATTTTCTGATAACAAAGGATACACAGGACTACGATTAATTAGAGATTCTTACGGAGGTTAACTAAATGGAAAACATCGAAGCACATATCGAAAAGGATAAAAAAATTCTTGAGGATCCAACGACTTCTCCTCAAGCACGTCGTCATGTAGAAGAAGAACTGCACGAATTAGAAGTGTATGTTGAGAACCACAAAGAAGAGATTGAGGCAGGAGATCATCATGATCCCTCACCACTTGAACTTTATTGTGAGGTAGAACCAGGTGCTCCTGAATGTAAAGTACACGATAACTAATACGAAATGATTGATACAGACCTTTTTCATAGTAATTACATAGGCAGAGATGGTTTCAAATGGTGGATCGGACAAGTTGCCGATCCTGAAACATCAGGTTGGGGTAGTGCCAGAGAATCACAAAACAGTAAGGTAATTACTGATGCAAATGATGAAGTCTATACTCATAGATGTAAAGTGAGGGTTCTTGGATATCACACTATCAGTGATGAAGAAGGTTATGTTTTAAGAGATTCGGATCTTCCTTGGGCACATATTATGGTGCCCGCAGGAACAGGTACTGGTGTCAATGGTATTGGACAGTTACCTGAATATCAAGGTGGAGAAAATGTTCTAGGATTTTTCTTAGATGGTGATGATGCACAACAACCAGTAATTATTGGTGGTTTTGCCAGAGGACATCAGGTAGGAGAGGTAGAAGATACTGCAACTAATGATGCAGATAGTCAGGTTGATTGTCTAGTCAGACCATTTAAACCAAGACTACCATCAAATACTGGAATGAGTAATTCCCACCTAATAAAAGTTGCAGGTAATTCAAATCCTGGTGGTACTGGAACTTCTGTTGGTACTGGACAAACAACTAGCAGTAGCAATTCTAGTGCTACTAAAGATAGTGTTGCTACTGGAGATAAACAGGAGACCAAAAATGGTG